AAAGAATGCACCTTCTCCTGTTGCCCCCACCAACGAAGATGGAGCAACCAGTTTTATAGCTGGTGGTTATCATGGCACATACGTGGATCTTGACGGTAACTTCAAGACTGAGTACGACATGGTGGTAAAGTATCGCATGATGGCGATGCATCCAGAAGTAGACAGTGCGATTGAAGATATAATACAAGAGGCAATCGTTACAGATCAAAACGATAGTCCAGTACAGATAGATCTGGCAAACTTAGATGTCAGTGAGTCTGTCAAAAAAATGATTAGAGACGAGTTCGACTATATTAAAAACTTAATAGGATTTGATACTAAAGCTCATGAAATGTTCCGCAGATGGTACATTGATGGGCGTTTGTATTATCATAAGGTCATAGATTTGAAGAGACCTCAAGATGGTATACTCGAACTCCGCTACGTAGATCCACAAAAGATCAAAAAAGTTAGACAGATCAACAAGATTCCAAAGACCGCAGACCAGTTTCAGTCACTAGACTATGGTAAGGTAGATGAATATTTTATATACAATCCAAAAGGTTTACGCAACACCTCTGCTAACTCAGGTATAAAGATTGCGAAAGATGCTATAACATATGTCACCTCTGGTATTCTTGATACCAACAAGAATATAGTATTGTCTTACTTACATAAGGCAATCAAGGTTCTCAATCAACTTATGATGATCGAGGACTCTCTTGTTATATACAGAATATCAAGAGCACCCGAACGTAGAATTTTCTACATTGATGTAGGAAACCTACCAAAGGTAAAAGCGGAGCAATATCTCCGTGAGGTGATGTCTCGTTATAGAAACAAACTTGTCTATGATGCTAACACTGGAGAGATAAGAGACGACAGAAAATACATGTCTATGCTCGAAGACTTCTGGTTACCTAGACGAGAAGGTGGAAGAGGCACAGAGATCACTACATTGCCAGGTGGTCAAAATCTTGGAGAACTTACTGATATACAATACTTCCAAACAAAATTATACAAGGCACTTAACGTTCCTGCAGGAAGATTAGAGTCAGGACAAGCGTTCAACATAGGTAGATCTTCAGAGATCATGCGTGATGAACTTAAATTCACTAAGTTTGTGGGTAAACTCCGCAAAAAATTTAGTGAAATGTTCCAAGACATTCTTAAGACTCAACTCATTCTAAAAGGTGTAATCACACCAGAGGACTGGGATGATATGAAGGAGCATATACAGTACGATTACTTATATGACAATCACTTTACAGAACTTAAGAATATTGAAATGTTAAATGAGAAGTTAAATGTAATCACTGCCATGGAACCATTCATGGGTCGTTACTTCTCTACTGAATTCGTCCGCACTAACATACTCGGTCAATCTGAGGTTGAGAAAGCAGAGCTTGATAAGCAGATGAAGGACGATATTTCTTCTGGTAAGATCATAGACCCATTAGAGCAAGTTGCTATGGATCAACAGTCCATGGATGACGAGAAAGATAATGCGGAACTTGATAAAGAAATGAAGAAAGCACAAATCAAAACACAGGCACAGAAGGGCACAACAAACCCATCTGGATCTACCAGAACCCCTGCTAAAAGTGGGAATGGTAATAAATAACATTTAGTTACAATTTATTATGTCTACACAAGAACGAGATATCGTTGATTTGCTTTGGAATGATGACCAGGCAGACGCACTGGGCAAACTAAAAGACATGCTACAAGTTAAAGCTGCCATGGCAGTTGATGCTAGTAAGCAAACCGTCGCGGATCGTATGTTTCCGCACGTTCCCGACGAGGGAGATGTGGAACCTGACCCCGAACAACTAGAAAACCCTACTGCCGAATTAGAGGAACCTACCGATGAAACTGATCACGGAACAGAACAATGATATAGAGGTTCTTACCGAAGAAAAAGACGGTAAGAAATCCACTTTTATCAAAGGAATATTCTTACAGACTGAGATAACCAATAGGAATGGTCGGATGTACAAATTCGATACCATGAATAGAGAGGTGTCAAAGTATAATGAAGAGTTCACTAACAAAGGTAGAGCACTTGGTGAGTTAGGTCACCCAGAAGGTCCTACACTCAACCTAGATAGAGTGTCACACAAAATTGTTGAACTTTACCCAGAAGGAACTAACTTCATAGGTAAGGCAAAACTATTAGAAACACCTATGGGTAAGATCGCTAAGAACTTACTTGAAGAAGGTGTACAACTGGGAGTTTCTTCTAGAGGTCTCGGTTCAATTAAGAAAGAAGGCAACTGTTCTGTAGTAGCAGATGACTTTATTCTTTCCACTGCTGCTGATATTGTAGCAGATCCTTCAGCACCTGATGCATTTGTAGAGGGTATATACGAAGGGCGTGAGTGGGTTACAGTTGATGGTAGAATCAAGGAGCAACAGATTGAACAAATCAAGGCTGCTATTGATAATGCACCAACACCACAAGAACTTCAAGAAAGGAAACTTTCCGCGTTCGCGGCTTTCCTAAGAAGTATATAAAGTATAAATAAAAGTAGTAAATTACCGCAGATCTTATTTCGTAGGAGCAAACATGTCCACAATAGATGAAAAATTTGAGAAACTCATCGCGGAAAAGAAGGCAACTGAAGCTGTAGCTGAGGAAGCATCTGAACCAAACACCGAAGTTTCTGAAGACGCAGCAGTTGGCAAAACTGCCATTACGTCTGGTGCTGTACCACAGCAAAAATCCGACCTTAAGAACGACGCAGTTGAAGTCGCTTCTTCTAACAGTAAGGACAAGCCAGAAGGCGATGCCAATGTTGGTAAAAGGGCAGCTGCTCCTGTAGCAGTAGAAAAAGACAAGACATTAAAGATGAAACCATCTGGTGCATCATCTAAAATGCCTGGTGCCTTATCTGCTAAAATCTTTGACGATGTGGAAGTCGAAGGAGAGGCGGTAAATGAAGACAGTAAGGAAGACATCTCAGCAGTATTAGCTGGTGCTGATCTATCTGAGGAGTTCCAAGAGAGAGCAAAGACTGTCTTTGAAGCAGCTGTTGACGCAAGAGTCGCAGTAAAGATTGACTCCCTTAAGGAGCAAGCAGCCGAAGCATTCGTAGCAGAGATCGAAGAAATCAAAAACGAATTTGCTGGCCGCGTAGAGAATTTCCTCCAGTACGCTTGCGATGAGTGGCTCAAGGAGAACGAACTTGCAGTTGAGCAAGGTCTCCGCACTGAAGTCACTGAGACGTTCATGGAAGGATTAAGGAAATTGTTCATCGAATCAAACATCAACGTTCCAGATGATAAACTGGATCTTGCTGCTGAGATGAGCGAGAAACTAGATGACATGGAAGACCGACTTAACGAACAGGTTAAGAAGAATGTCGAACTACATGAGGTTGTGGGAACCTATCGTAAGAATGAGATTTTGATCGAACTAACCAGAGGTCTCGCTGAGACACAAAAGGACAAGTTCATTTCCCTTGCCGAAGCAGTCGAATTCAAATCTGATGAGTCGTATCGTGAGAAGCTAGGTCAAATTAAGGAATCATACTTTGGTACTCCAAAGACTGAGACCGTGACTGAAGTTGCTTCAGAAGAATCTGCTCCAGAAGCAGAGAAACAACTTGAAACTGTTAGTGAGAGCATGCAACAGTATGTACAACAACTCGCTAAGAGAATCTAATTCACTTCAAACAAATGTTTAACACAGAAAAACTACAGGAGAAGTGGAATCCAGTACTTAGTCATGATGGTCTTCCTGAGATAAAGGATAACTATCGTAAAGCAGTAACTGCACAACTCCTAGAGAACCAAGAAAGGTTCATGCGTGAGGAAAAGCAAATCCTTACAGAGGCACCTACTAACGCAGGTCCTATCAATACTCCTACCACTGGTAGTGGTGCTAACTTCGGTTTCGACCCAATTCTTATTAGCTTGATTCGTCGTGCTATGCCTAAGCTTATTGCTTATGACATCGCAGGTGTTCAACCTATGAATGGTCCTACTGGATTGATCTTCGCAATGAGATCACGCTACGTTAACCAGACAGGCGACGAAGCATTCTTCGACGAGCCAGACGCACAGTTCTCTGGTACTCAAGGTGGTACACCTCCAACAGCAACATCTGAAAAGAACCCAGGTCTTATCAACGATGCTTCTGGTGGTGGTACAACAGAAGGTAACTATGACCTTGCTTCAAGCAAGTTTACATCTTCTGAACTTGAGTCATTAGGAGAAGGTACTTCTACAGCGTTCATGGAAATGGCGTTTAGCATCGACAGAATTGCTGTTGAAGCTAAAGGTAGAGCACTAAGAGCAGACTACTCAGTTGAACTTGCTCAAGACTTGAAAGCAATCCACGGATTAGATGCCGAGTCTGAACTAGCAAACATTCTTTCTACTGAGATCCTTGCTGAAATCAACAGAGAAGTTGTTAGAACTGTTTACCGTGGTGCTAAGCCAGGTGCTCAGGTCAACACTGCTAACGCGGGTGTATTCGACTTAGACGTTGACTCAAATGGAAGATGGTCTGTTGAGAAATTCAAAGGTCTTCTATTCCAGATCGAAAGAGATGCTAACGCAATCGCACTAGAGACTCGTAGAGGAAAGGGTAATGTAATCATCACTTCTAGTGATGTTGCTTCTGCTCTTGCTATGGCGGGTGTTCTAGACTACTCATCAGGTATCAACCAAGCAGTTGGTGGACTTGGAGAGATTGATGACACAGGTAACACATTCGTTGGTACAATCAACGGACGTTTCAAGGTGTACATCGACCCTTACTCAGCAAACGTATCTGCTGACCAATACTACGTTGTTGGATACAAAGGTACTAACGCATACGACGCAGGATTATTCTATTGTCCTTACGTTCCGCTACAAATGTACAGAGCGATTGGACAGGACACATTCCAGCCACGTATCGGGTTTAAAACTCGTTATGGCATGGTTCTTAATCCATTCGCTAAGGGACTTACAGCTCTTACAAACTCTGATCCACAGCATTCATCAAACGTTGGTGCTAATGCTTACTACAGAAGAGTTAGAGTTGCTAACCTCATGTAATCCTGTATCAGGAAACGCATACAACATTAAGAAAGGGGCATTTTGCCCCTTTTTTTGTGCTAAATTATACTAATGAGACGATCTAATGAACGGACGGGTGAACAAAGTACAAATGACAGCGAAGGTAATGCGTATGAAAGATGGATTACATCGTCATCAGTGGTATCCTCATTGGACTGAGGATGAGAGAGCAGCAGCTCAAATGATCCTAAATAATGTATTAGACGTATTAGATGAATACTGGGAATGACTTCCTCACCTAAATTCTTTTCACCAGATAATAAAAATTTTCTCTCACCAGTTGGGTTTAAATTTATCATTGAGAGGATACCTACTGTAGAATTTTTTTGTCAAACAGTTAATATACCAGAGATAAGCATAGGAAATAGAACCATAGAAACTAGAGTCAAGGCATACGATACACCTGGCGACAAGATGACCTTTGGTGACCTCAACCTAACGTTCTTAATTAATGAGAACATGGATAATTATTATGAGGTATACAAATGGTTGAAAGGATTATCTAATCCAAGACATGAAGAAGAGTTTATCCAATACTTAAGTGGTATCACTGAGGTAGGTAGAACAGATAGTTTCCAAAAAGCAACTACAGATGCTAGACTGTTAGTATTGGACAGCAACTTTAACTCTATAACTACAACTGTATTCCAAAATTTATTTCCAGTTAGTCTTAGTGGAGTAAGGTTGTCAGCTGATGCTACAGATATAGACTACGTAACAGCGGATGTAACCTTTAAATACACCCTACTAGAGTTCATAGATAGCGAAGGTAATAAAGTCTGATATATAAAATAACAGATCATTTAGTATGAATCTTGAAATGATTGAGTCCATGTGGAAAGAGGACTCTAAACTTGACGATGAAAAATTAGACCATGATTCCCTTGCTATACCAAGGAAACATGCTAAGTATCTTGCGTTACTGAATCAAGTAACGATGCTCAGAGATGAGCACGAACTAAAACTAAAGTCACTTTACCGTGAACTCTGGGAATTTTATACTGGAAAATCTGAAAAACCATTTCCAACTAAACTCCTTAAGACTGACATCTCAATTTACATAGATTCAGATCTAAAATACCAAAAGGCAACATTCAAGCTCAAGTATTATAACCAGATGATTGATACTCTAAAGAGTATCCTAACGGCTGTGAACAATCAATCGTTCATGATTAAAAATGCGATTGAATTTGCCAAAATGTTAAAGGGTTATGATGTCTGATGTGCTAATCAAGAAGAAGAATGAAGTATATTTGACACTAGATTGCCCACCACACGTACAATATGAACTGGCAGATGAGTTCACCTTTGAGGTGCCCGCAGCAAAGTTCATGTCTGCTTACAAAAAGAGGTATTGGGATGGAAAAATCAAATTATTCAGTCCAGCTACAGGTGAAATATATGCTGGCTTGCTACCTTACATTACAACTTTTCTACAGGAGCGAGGATACCCCTACACATTCGTCGACAACGATGTCTACGGACTTCCAGAAGAGGTGGATGAACTTGTTACACCCTCTGGTGTCGGGGCATTCGTTAAGGGATTACAGTTACCTCACAAAGTAAGAGACTATCAGTACCAAGCAATCTATGAAGCGATGAGGTACAGAAGGAGATTACTTCTGTCACCTACTGCTAGTGGTAAAAGTTTAATGATATATGCCCTTTGTAGGTACTTTGGTAGGAAAAACCTAAAGACCCTCATTGTAGTGCCTACTACGTCCCTTGTAGAGCAGATGTATAAGGACTTCAAGGACTATGGTTGGGATGTAAAACACTATTGTCACAAGGTGTATGGCGGGGCGACCCCATTTTCTGACAAGGATGTTATAATAACTACATGGCAATCCATCTATAAACTACCAAAAAAATACTTTTCTGACTACGGTGCTGTCATAGGTGATGAAGCACACCAGTTCAAAGCTAAATCATTGACAGGTATCATGGGTAAACTTCATGATTGTAAGTATAGAATAGGGTTTACTGGTACGTTAGATGGGTTACAGACCAACCGATTGGTCTTAGAGGGTGTCTTTGGTGCTGTTAACAAGGTAACTAAGACTGAGAACCTCATCAAACAGGGTCACCTATCTGAATTTGAGATCAAGGTGTTAATGCTCAAGCATGAGTATCAAGAGTTTGATACATACCAAGATGAAATGGAGTACATATGCTCCCATAAGGGTCGCAATAGATTCATTCGTAACCTTGTATGTGACCTAGAAGGCAACACTCTAGTGTTATTCAACTACGTTGAGAAACATGGCATGCCACTCTTTGATTTGATAAATAATAAAGTAAGGGAATCAAGACAAACTTTCTTAATCTACGGTGGAGTAGACACTGAAGACAGAGAAAAGGCAAGAAGGATTGCTGAAACTACTAAAGATTCTATCATTGTGGCATCCTATGGCACTTTTAGTACTGGCATTAATATTAGGAACTTACATAACGTTGTCTTTGCGTCGCCAAGTAAGTCGAGGATAAGGAATTTACAGTCAATCGGAAGGGTACTCCGTAAGGGAGACAATAAAACAAAAGCTGTACTGTATGATATAGCAGACGACATCTCAAAAGGAGGTCGTAGAAACTATACTCTCAATCATTTGATTGAACGTGTTAAAATATACAATGAAGAGTCGTTTGATTACGAATTCATTGACGTTAATTTACAAACCAAATAAGATGGAAACTGAGGAAGAATTTTTAGGAGCACTTAAGATGGTAACAGGAGAGGAATTACTCTCTAAAGTTACACATGTGAATGATGACAATGGAAACTATGTCATCCTAGACAATCCTATCCTAGTGGAAGAGGTTACTATGGACACCCGCGTCGGTGCCAAGGTGTCTCCATGGATGAAGTTCTCCAAAGAACGTTCATTTATAGTGCCGATGGATAGAATTGTTACTTGTGTAGAGTGTGATATAGAAGTAGAGATGTTCTATAATCTATCCTTAGAAAAAATTGACCCAGAGTACCATAAAAGAACCGCTAAGGGTGATGGTAATCTAGGTACTGTAGAGGAATCTAGAGCAATTCTAGAGTCTATCTTTAAGAAGAAGAATAAATGGTCTTAATATGTTTCTGAAACTGCTACACAGTTAGTGTACATGTTTTTGATACCCTTGTCAAGCTTGACTAGGAGACCGTAACATAGTATACTGTA